GACCCGTCTTTAAAGGTAGTTCTATGAACTTCCAATAATTTCGAGGACATTCTTGAAGTAACTAGTTTCACCATTTCATCATGTCGGATTCCTCCAACTGACGAAGGAGAGGGGATACAAAGAGTCTTGATAGCCTCTTTATAGTCCTCCCCGGGATCAGATAAAATTGGGTTTTTTTCGCACAGATCGCTAAACACTTTACGAAGTGAGAGGCTGACTGGCAAATTAGCAATGTCACCTGGTCCGAGGTAATCATGGTCTACTTCGGCTATATCATCACCATCTGAGTTAGGCCACCAAATAGAAAAATGGTCGATCAACTTGCTTTCAATGAAAGTTAAATATGATTCAACCTCATTTTGAAGCTTGATGTACATTTTCTGATAGGCGTAGTCAAATCTTACTCGTAAGTAATATTCTAACTGCTGCCCAACATTAGGGATAGGTGCTTCATTGGGATAGGAATTTACTAAGATACTTCTTATTAAAGACTGATCTCCTTTATGGATCCATCGATAAAAGGCATTAAGCACTTCTACTTTTCGGTAGATATTCATAGCAAGTCTATGGTATACACCCAAAGAAAGAAGTAAAGAATATACTAACTCAGCAATTGAAGTGAATTTATAAGGTATAAATCCTCTTTCAAAGTACTGGCGAATAGTTCCGTATAACAGAGTATAGTTGCTCCATGTTTCCATGAAAGCAGATACCTGTATTCCGGAGTATTCCTTTCCAGAGTGAAACCATCGTTTTGCAAATTCATACGTATCTTTCGATACATGTGATTTGTGCGATGAAATCTCTACTCCAAAGTGACTCATCATTTCTTGATATGCGGTTGCTAACTTATCACCTCCAATTACAATATCATCTCCCAAAAGAATATAATTCTTAGTAGGAAACTGATTTGTTTGGATAGCACATAATTGAACAATTATGTGGTGACAAATAGCAAATACCGCCCAGGAGCTATATGCACCCATGGGTTGCCCGACTTGGTATTTTACCATAGTCTGGTTCCAGGGACATAGAAACTCAGTATCAGAAAGTAATGAAGCCCATGCTCTAGCTTTTATAGGACAGCCAAGTAATATGGATGTAACTACTTTTTGGAACCCCAAAGGGAACCGATCAGTAGCTGCACTTAAATCAAAGCTGTAAAAGGGTCCATCAAAATCCACAATGGGATCCTGAGTAAAAGTTCTATCACAC